GGTAATATGCTTTCATACGCTTTAGAAAAATTAAAGAAATTAAATAACTAACCCCCATCAGGGGTGCGGCTGACCAACGCACATATTTAAAACCAAAAAACAATATCTATGAAAACAGTATTAATCTATGAAAACAATTTTTATCCCTACAATGCACAATTCATTGCACAGGCTGGAGATAATCTTTTCCTTGACTACGAAATTGATGGCTCAAAGTTTTTCCTTGTGAAATTCCGCACCATTGACCTTGCCAACAATCAAATCATTTTATCAATCATTAAATTATAAACTATGTCCGAACAACAAAACCGCAAATTTCAAGCAATCGTTATTTTAATCTTTGCTTTTATCGTTACTGCAATTATGCAAAACATTTAAACCCCAACAATGAAAGTAGAAAAAAAAGAGGTGGTCTGCATTAGATTACCTGAATCAATCAAAAAGAAAGTGGATGCCGAAGCAAAGAAAATGTATTTAGCACCCAGCAAGCTGGTATCAATTATTGTTCAAATGTATTATGAAAAACTATAAACTATGTTAGAAAATCAAGGCAGACAATTAAAACTACACCAAAGAGCCACCTGTTTACTTGAGTTACTAAAGAAGGCACAAAGCGAACAAGCAAGACAGGAGGGTTTATTAGCAGAATGGAGGGCAGCTGGGAGTTATGATAACGTAAGGTTATTCACCCACGAAAACAATTACCTGATAAGATTAGCAGAATTAAACGACATTCAAAAGAGAATCCTAAAGTCTTATTATTGGTTGGTTGTTGAACTCTATGACATAACTGAAAATTTTATTTTACCTGTAAATAGAATACAATGAGTTACATAGACAACACCAAAGGCAATATGATGAAGGAAATATACATCTTGGAATTAGAAAACGAAATGTTAAGAAAACAAATTACCAAACTTAAAATTGAATTAAATGAATTATTGGATAGTACCCAGCGTACTAAAGCAGCGGATGAGCAAGAGCGAAAAGGAACAATTGGCTAACGATATATTAAGAACAGTTACCAATTACTATGGCGTATCAATAGAAGATATTAAAGGGAAATGCCGAAAGCGTAAAATAGTTAAACCTAGACAAGTAATAATGTTTCTTTTAAGAACAAAGGCAAGGATGGTATTAAGCGACATTGGGGATGTTATGAATAGAGACCATACAACTGTCATTCATTCAATTACTTGCATCCAAAACGACATTACCCACCCATACGATGATAGCCTAGAAAAAGACCTTATTAACATTAATATATTAATTTAATTTGGTTATTAACAAACAAAGTATTAATTTCACATCCTAAACCATTAGTTATGAACAATCAAGTAGAAAAACAATCAAACAAAATCCTTTACACAAAGGAGCAAATTGAGTTAATTAGGTCGCAAATTGCACCTGAAGCAACCCAAGAGGAACTTAAACTTTTCTTGTATCAATGTCAACGCACAGGGCTTGATGCACTTTCAAGGCAGATTTACTGCATTCACCGCTGGAGTAAAGGCGGTAAAAGAATGACCATCCAAACATCCATTGATGGATTCCGTGTTATTGCGGAAAGGTCAGGAACTTATGGTGGACAATCCGAACCATTATTTACTTATGAGAATGGGGTATTGATTTCGTGTAAGATTTCAGTATTTAGATTTCACAATGACATTCGCTTTGAGGCATCCGTTGGAGTTGCTTATTTAGCAGAGTATTGCCAATTTGATAAGGATGGCAAACCGATGGGCTTATGGGCAAAACCGCATATTATGCTGGGTAAGGTTGCAGAAGCATTGGCACTTCGTAAAGCATACCCACAAGATTTGTCAGGGATATACACTAGCGAGGAAATGCAACAAGCCGATGAATCAGCCTATTTAAAGGCACATCTTACTGAATTGGATGTAGAGTTAGCAGTTGACCTTTGCGTATCTAAAACGGAGTTAAAAACGCTATATTCATACAATATGGATTTAGTAGATAATAGCCCTGAATTAAAAGAAATATTTAAAACCAAACAATCAACTTTATGATGGACATTAAACTACAAAAATTAAGGGATAATGTTAGCTATTATGAATATAAGTTTGAATCTTGTCATAGATTTTGGAAAAATGAGTATTTAACCGAGATTAGAAAAGCAAGAGCAAAACTAAAGGAATACAAGGCAAAACACTACCCTGAAACCCCATTATTAACCCAGCCAAAACCATTTGTGCCAATGAGTGATTTTAGCGAACAATACGAAAACTATGAATGAATTTCCTAGCATTGACTTAATGATTGGACAATTAAATGATTCAATCACAAAAATAGAAGCCACAACTTTAAGTAAAGATAATTACGTTTTACAAACATTAAGGGTTGCATTAAGATTGGCTTTGGTTATAAAAAAAGAGGAATTAAATTATTTTAAATCAAAAACAAACTAATATGCGATTAAGTACTTGCTGCGGAGCAGAAACCGATATGACTGAAATAGGAATTTGTCCTGATTGCCTTGAACATTGCGACTTTGAAGAAGATGAAGAAGAACTAGAAGCTGACAGGCAAACCGAAAACCAAATAGAAGAAGAACAAATTAATAAACACCAAAACAAATAAAATGATAGTATTAAACATTAAAAAAGAGGACATCAAATTTACTGCACACAAAAACGGAAATCACTACGCTACAATAGTTGTAGAGAAACGCAAAGAGTTAGATAAGTTTGAAAATACTCACACAGTTTACAACGGACAAACCGCAACTGAAAGGGCAGAGAAAGCCAAAAAGGAATATTGCGGAAATGGGAAAGAGTATGTTTGGGAAGGCAAGAAAGAGTTTGCCCAAAACAAACAGGAAGCAGAAGATTCATTACCATTTTAAATTTAACTTATGCAAGCAGTAACCATTACTCAAATTACAATCTATGAATTAACTGATATGATTCAAAAGTGTATTGTTGAATCAATAAACAAATCAAATCACAATGAAATAGAAAAACTTGAAATTAGAATTAAAGAATTAGAAAAAACAATTAAAACCATAAACTATGAGCCAAAACAAACAAATCGCAGACTACCTAAATAAAGGTAAAAAGCTAACCCCAATTGATGCCTTAAACAAATTTGGTTGCTTTAGATTAGCAGCACGAATAGCTGATTTAAGGAACGAAGGAATGAATATTGTAACCAAAACAATCAAGCTGGAGAATAAGAAGCAGATTGCCCAATATTCAATTAAATGACACACGCATCATTATTTAGCGGAATAGGTGGGTTTGACTTGGCAGCCGAGTGGATGGGATGGGATAATATATTCCATTGCGAATGGAATCCATTTGGTCAAAAAGTTTTAGCCCACCATTTCCCAAATTCAAAATCTTACAATGACATCACAAAAACAAACTTCACTATTCACGAAGGAACAATTGATGTACTATCAGGAGGATTCCCTTGTCAACCATACTCAAGTGCAGGAAAGCGACTTGGGAAAGCCGATGAAAGACATCTCTTTCCACATATGTTACGATGCATTAAAGAGGTCAAACCCAAATGGGTTATTGGCGAAAATGTTCGTGGACTTGTTAGTTGGAATGGGGGAATGGTATTCAACGAAGTGTGCGATGACTTGGAAAGGCAAGGCTATGAAGTCCAAACGTTTCTTATTCCAGCTGCAGGTGTCGGAGCTAGACATCAAAGACAAAGAATTTGGTTTATTGCCAACTCCAAATGCTCAAGATTGGAATACGGGAGTAAAAATAGAAACATATCAAAAAAGGAAACAAAAACATTTACTAAAAGGAGTAGTGCTTCAAAAAAGTTTGAGACAAATGGCAGCAGATTTGACAAAAGTTGGACAATCAACGAGAAAACTGAAAGTATCATTTGTAGAGGAAATGATGGGTTTCCCTATAAATTGGACAGTATTACCTTTCCTAAATGGCGAAATGAATCAATCAAAGCCTACGGAAACGCAGTAGTGCCACAGGTTGCTTATGAGATTTTTAAAGCCATACAAAGTTTTGAGGATATGGTAAATGTTTAGTATTTTTGTTTAAGAATGTTGCAGATTCTATTGTAAACTTATTGCCCAAAGATGCGTTGGTACTGCAACTACCAGCAATTCCGAGGGCTTTTTTATTTATGAAAAGTAATACATATTATTTCAGCCACGATTATAACGCTGCAAATGATACAAAAGTCCTTTTTTTAAGGCATCAATTAGGAATGGAAGGCTATGGTATTTATTGGTATTTAATTGAACAATTAGCTAACGCTGGAGGCAAATTACCCCTTGAACTTATCCCTGTACTTGCTATGCAAATGCACTGCCCTGATGTAAAAGTTAATGGTGTATTAATGAATTTTGGCTTATTTACAATTGAATCAGGTGAGTTTTGGTCGGAAAGATTATCGCATCATTTAGAATTACGTTTAAAATTAAGCGAAAGTGGTAAAGCAGGTGCAAATAATAGGTGGGGTAATAGGGTGGCTATTGGGGAGGCTAATGCAAAGGAAAGTAAAGTAAATGAAATAAAAGGAAAGGAAATTAAAGTAAAACAAACTAAAGTAAAGGTTTTACCCATACTTTTTAGGGATAGTATTTACAATGATATAAAAGTTTTTAGTGAAGCATTTTTGGGAACTCAATACGAAGGTGCTAACTTTAATTTTTACTATGAGAAAGTTAAGAATTGGTCTGATTCTAAAAACAACAAAAAAATAGATTGGATAGCCACCGCTAAAAATTGGATGGCAGATGATATGGCAAATAATAAATTTATAGATATAAACTTTAACCCAAATGCAAAACGAATTAATACAAATCAGCAACTCTCTTATGCCGAGCGTGAAGCTGAAAGAAGAAATAGCTTGTAAATTAACCGATAAATACGAAGTTAAAATTTATGAGGCAATCAATTCAATGTCTATTGCAAAATGCTCAAGAATAGAAGTAAAAGAGGTATTAAAAACCTGTTTACAATTAAGCGGAACACAAACACCAGCAATGGATGACTTTGACTTTATAGTTGATTTCGTACTTGATAACTACGGAATATTTAAACTAAAAGAATTAAAAACTGCATTTGAAATGATGGCAGCAGATAAGCTATCAGTTGAAAAACATATCATATTTAACCCCAAGTTAATAGGGGAAGTAATGTCTGCCTACAAAAAAATAGCAGTACAGGTAAGGCAAAAGACACAAATAAACGAAATAAACGAAACACCAATGCAAATAGATGAAGAACAAGCCATCAAAGATGAGCAAGATTATTGGAACAAATCCGAGCAAAAGAATTGGCGGTTTTTAAACCATCAAGTATTTGACTATCTATGGAAGCGTAAACAAATTAAAATATCAAAGGAACAAGCTGACACAATAAAAGCCAAAGTAAGGGCAGTATTTTTAGCACAATCAAAGAAACCTGATGATATGCTAATTGATGAGGAAACAATGAGGCAGCAATGTAAAAAATATTCATTAATGATGCACTTTAATAACCAGCTATGAAAACTTATGTAGATAGGGAGGTTTTACTTCAGGTAAAAAGAATATATAGCCAAGATGAAATAATTGCTGATTTACATAGACAACTAAAAGAATATGGATTTAAAGTTGGTATTTTAGAAAGTCAAATAGCAGAACTTGAAGATGAAAATAAAGCACTGCGTAAAAATGGAGTACTTAATAAGCAAGATGAATATGTAAAAAACTTAAAAGGGACTATAAAACAATTACTTAAAGCTAAACAAAAATATAAAGCTGAATCAGAAAGGTGGATGGGAAAATTTTATACACAATATCCAAAAAGCAAATTGGAAATATAATTCTAATTACTATAAAACAACTAATTAAAAAACAAATATTTAATCAAATTAGAAATATAATTCCAATTATATATATTTTAAATTTAGTACTTATACTTAAGATTAATTAATTAAATTAAATCAATTTTACATTATTAAACCAAAAAAATAACCTATGAAAACAGCAATGCAAGAATTAATGGACAAAGTTCAGAGTATAAATGAACGATATAAATTGAAAGAAGACGCTAATTGGCTTATGAATGAAATAATTGATTTAATAGAAAATTCATTTGAAAAAGAAAAAGAACAATTAGAAGAATTAAGAGATAAGATAGAAGCATTAGAATATGAATTAAAGGAAGAACGTAATTTTTAACCAAAACAAATAACCTATGAAATTAAAAGATGTAAAAACAATAAATCAAGCACAATATTTTGTTGAAGGATTAATTAATGATTTTGAAGGAGGTATTTTAAATAAAGAAAAAGTATTGGAAGAATTAGGTAAATATACAGCTCATTGTATGAAAATATGGCAAGATAATGTTATAGCAAACCCAAGTTTATTAGGACTAAAAAAAGATAACCAAAACAAATAACCTATGACACCACAACAAAAAGCACAAAAGATTTATAATAAATTAGTCGTTCATATTCAGCGTTATGATGAGTATGTTGATGATAGAAGTAAATTTAAGACTATTCAATGTGCATTAATAGCAGTTGATGAAATAATAAAAGCAGGTAAAGATGTTGATGAGTTTGCAGATTCATATTGGTATGAAGTTAAAAAAGAAATTGAAAACCTATAACCTATGAAAGAACTATTTAAACTGACAATTGAGTTTGCAAGGATATTTATAGGCTTTATTGTTGCCATAATGATACTTGGAACATTTGACATTTACTACGAAATAAAAAGACTATTTAGATGAATGGACAATTTAACAGCCAACCAGTGAGAATGATATACCTAGACAACAAAGAAGAAACCATATTTAAATCCATATCCTACGCTAAAAGAATAACAGGAATAAATGAATATCAAATCAAACAATCCTTAAACCCAGTTAATAAGAAACGATTTAATCACAATGACCGAATAGTTGTTTTTCGTACTATAAAACCCTAAATATGAAAATTATAAAAGATTATCCAAATTATGCAGTTTCAAAAGATGGTAATGTATATAATATTAAAACAAATAGGTGTTTGAAAAAAGTTAAAATATCTTCAGGTTACCATCAAGTTTATTTATATAAAAACAAGATAAGTAAATCATTATTAGTTCATAGATTAATAGCAATCAATTATTTGCCAAATGAATTTAATAAATGTGATGTAAATCATATTAACGGAATAAAAACTGACAATAGACTAGACAATCTTGAATGGGTAACAAGAAGTGAAAATCTATTGCATTCATTTAAATTAGGAATGTCCAAAGTAAATGAAAAAAATAAAGCAAGATTTTTAAAAATGATAAAAGAAAGGGTATTTTCAAAAAATATAATATTAAATGTTGAAAATGGTATTTTTTACAATACAATAAAAGAAATTTCAATTATATATGGGTTAAATTACCATACAATAAAAAATAAATTAAACGGATATTGTATTAATAATACAAATTTTATAAAAATTTAATATTAGTTTTGCATTATGGCTTTAACACCACTTCCTAAATTACTAGAGAAAACGCAAAAAATTGTCAATTCATATATCCGTAAAAGGGATGAAGGATTGCCTTGTATCAGTTGCGGAAGTAACAATGGTAATCAAGCTGGACATTATTTTGCCGTGAAAGGACATTCTGCTTTAAGATTTAACGAATGGAATATACACCTTCAATGTGCTGGATGCAATATGTACAAGCACGGGAATCAAGCAATGTATCGTATTGGATTAGTTGAAAAGATAGGAGAAAAGGCGGTAAATGGACTTGAAACTATTGCAACTAAAGTAAAAGTTTATAAATGGTCAAGGACTGAATTAAATGAACTAATAGAAAAATATAAGTAATGGCGAAACTAAACGCAGCTGGTAAAGTAAACTTTGGCACAAGAAAAAAAGGTAAGTACAAAAAAAGTAACGGACCGAAAGACAAACCAACAAAACCATACAATAGACAAGGATAATGAAAGATACATTTTGTAAAAGAGAATACAAGTGCAAATGTGGAATTACCACCGATTATATATGGGAATCACAATTGCCAAAACACGAAGTAAAATGTGTCCAATGTGCGAAGTTGTTAGGATTTAAAGACCTAAATAAAAAAGAAATGCTACAAACACCATCCATTAGAACACCAACAAAAAACCGATAATGTTAATAAACGAAATAAAACCAAACCCAAGCAATCCTAGAATTTGCAGAGATGCTAAATTCAAATTATTGGTTAAGTCAATTCAGGAGTTTCCTGAAATGTTAGGTTTGCGACCAATAGTTATTGATGAGAAAAATGTCATTTTAGGTGGTAATCAAAGGTATCGTGCTTGTATAGAAGCTGGTCTTACCGATGTTCCTGTTATTCACGCTAACAACTTAACCGAAGAACAAAAGAAGCAATTTATTGTTCGTGATAATGTTAGCACAGGCGATTGGGATTTTGATTTATTGGCAAACGAATGGAATATACAAGACCTTGATAATTGGGGATTAGATATACCAGCATTCGCAAATGATATAGAACAACCAAAGGACAATGCCATCGGAGGTACGACTTGTCCAAATTGTGGTGTAACTTTGTAAGAATCGTGAAACAATCGTGAGATTATGGCAAATGAACAAAACTTAACCCCATTCCCAAAAGGGAACAATGCAAACCCTAATGGCAGACCTAAAGGAGTTCCTAATTCAAGAACTCGTTTACTGCGTTTACTTGAACTTGTTACCAAAGTGCGTAACCCTGTTACAGGCGAAGATGAGGAGTTTACAATAGCTGAACAGTTAGATATGAAGATAATTGCAAAAGCAATGAAATCCGATTTAAAGGCTTATCAGGAGATACTTGACCGATTAGAAGGCAGAGCAAAACAAACAACCGACATAAACGCAAACATTCAAGGTAGCGTTCAAATAGTAATACAAGAAGATGACCGATGCAAACCAATTGAAGATTAATGCAACACCTGTATTCTTTGCCAACAAAAGAGCATACGAAGGCAGCTATCCTGTCATTTGCAATGAAGGTGGCACAAGGAGTTCAAAGTCTTATTCCATTGTTCAGTTACTGATTGAGATAGCCTACAACAATCCAAAGACTAGGATTTCAATAGTATCGCATTCCCTTCCACATATTAAACGAGGTGTTTATAGGGATTTTAAATCTATAATGGAGAATTGGGGTTTATGGCAAGACAATGACTTTAGCTTTTCCGATTTTATATACACTTATCCCAATGGGTCTTACATTGAACTGTTTGGATTAGAAGATGAAAGTAAGGCAAGAGGACCAGCAAGGGATGTGCTATTCATCAACGAAGCCAACTTAATCAAAAGAACTTTATACGACCAATTACTAATGAGAACCACAGGTAAGGTATTTTTAGATTGGAATCCTGCTGACTTTATCAATTGGGTTTATGAAGTAGCCGACAATCCTGAAAACAAACGCATTCATTCTACCTACCTAAATAACATACCAAACCTATCCGAATCACAAATAAAAAACATAGAGCAATATCAAAACCTACCTGATGACTTTATGTGGAAGGTTTACGGATTAGGAGAACGAGGTGCAGCAAAAGAACTTATTTACACCCAATGGAAACAATACGACAACGCACCTGAAGGAGATGTATTTTATGGGCTTGACTTTGGGTATGTGCATCCAGCTGCACTCATAAAGGTTACCCATCACGAAGGCGAAAATTACTTTGAGGAAATCATTTATCAAAGTGGACTTACACTATCCGACCTTACAAGATTGATAAAAGAGAAAGTGCCTGAACGAGCAACAATATACGCAGATGCAGCCGAACCCAAATCAATAGAGGAACTTTACCGACAAGGATTTAATATTAAACCTGCTCAAAAAGATGTATGGGCAGGAATAGTTAAAATGAAATCTTATCCTATAAACATTCACTTTCATAGCCAAAATCTTAAAAGGGAATTTATGTCTTACAAATGGAAAAAGGATAAAAACGATAATGTAATTGAAGAGCCTGTAAAAGCAAATGATGATGCTTTAGATGCTTCAAGGTATGCGGTATTTACGCATTTAACCAAGATGCGATTTGAAGTAAGTGTATTTTAGTGTAATTATATTATCTTTGTTTAAATTCTAATAATATGGGTTTATTTGACATCTTCACTAAAAAGAAGATTAACACACTATTTCCAACAATTCCAATGAACTCCCAAATAGCAATTGAAAGGGGTATAGTTACTTGGCAAGGAGCAGACCAAAGAAGTTTTGTTGATGATGGATATGTAGCAAACGATATAGTTTACTCAATCATTAAACTAATTACTGACAAAGCTAAATTAGCACCATTCCACGTTTACAAGGTTGTAGATGAAAAGGCTGCAAAGAAATACAAATCTTTAGCTGCACAAAAAGACATCAACCTAAAAGAACTTGAGACATTACATAAAAAAGCATACGAACTTTACACAGGAGACCAACGCTTAAACGAGTTACTAAAATATCCTAATGAGGAAGATTGCTGGAGTGATTTGGTTGAACAATGGTGCGGTTTTAAATTGATAACAGGTAATTCTTTTATTTATGGCAAACTTATTGAAGCTGGGAACAATCAGGGCAAACCATTTGAACTATTTGCTTTACCTAGTCAGTATATGGCTATCATTGCAAATATCAATGTGTTCCCCCCAACAAGGGCTGGGTATCAGTTATACTATGGACAAATGTGGTCATTTGATACAAAAGAAATCTTACACGATAAATACTTCAATCCACAATGGGGAGTTACAGGTGGACAGTTATACGGACAAAGCCCATTAAGAGCAGCAGCAAAGAACTTAACAAGAAGTAACGAAGCTAAAACCGCTGCCGTTGCATCCTTCCAAAATGGTGGACCTGCTGGAGTTTTATTTATGAACGATGAAAGGTTTGACCCTACAAGTGGACAAGCACAGGCACAAGCACTAAAAACCGCAGTAAGTCAAAAAGGCGGTTCAGCTAACTTTAACTCAATAGCAGTATCAGGTTATAAAGTAGATTGGAAACAAATTGGACTTTCTCCTGTGGAACTTAATATCATTGAATCGGAAAAATGGGATTTAAAAGCACTTTGTAATATCTACGGAGTTCCTAGTCAACTTTTAAACGATAGCGATTCAAAGACCTATAACAATCAAAGAGAAGGGGAAAAGGCATTAACACTTCGTTGTGCCATCCCATTACTTAACGCATTGACTGAAAACCTTAATAGGAAATTACACACCGATTGGGGTTATAAGGGAACAAATCTTTATGTTGATTATGACATTTCAATATACGGAGAATTAGAAGCAAATAAATCCGAGCAGACTGAATGGCTTGATAAGGCGTGGTGGATAAGCCCTAAACAAAAGTTAGATATAATGAATATTGAAGTGCCTGATTATATTCCTACCGAAGAATTAGAGAAACTTTACATCCCAACAGGATTGCAAACTATTGACCAATTTCAACCTTTGAATATACCTGACCAAAATCCATAAAATGATTTGGCAAGACTATAAAAAACTTTATGCCAACGCATTAAAACAATACTCACCGAAGTTCAAGAAAGAACTACAAAATCAGGTGAACACCTATTGTCGTACATTAGACTATAACGCAATTAGCGACAAAGCCATTAAAAAGACCATACAAAAGCTGCATTTGGCTATGGGTGTAAAGATGGCTCAAATATCAAGTAAGGTCGTTAAAAGGTCTGTAAAAGGGCATTACGAGGCATTGGAAGTTAAATCAGCGGAGACTGATTTATTTGCTTACACTATCCTTCAATATCTGCAAACGCAAGGACTTGACCAATTAGCTACCGACATCACGAATACAACCAAAGACCAAATCCGAAGATATTTAGTACAATCAGCAGAACAAAATCTAACACTACCTGAAACAATAGTTTTATTAAGGGGTGCAGGTATTACGGATTATAGAGCAGAGTTAATAGCAAGAACGGAAACAGGAAGGGCTGCAAATATTGGTTCAATGGTTGGTGCAACAAGTACAGGATTAGTAACTGTCAAAGAATGGATTGCAGCAAAAGATAACAGGACAAGAAGGATTCCAAGAGACCAATTTGACCACCTAAATATGGATGGAACTAAAATCCCAATGGATGCGACATTTAAACTGCAAAATAAAAAAGGCGGTTTTGACTTAATGCTTCATCCTTGCGATTCAAGTGGAAGTGCTGGTGATGTTTGCAACTGCCGATGTACTTTAGGATATGAGGCACAAAGGGATAAAAATGGCAAACTATTAAAGCTACAAGATAACCCACCAAAAGGCAATGTCGGAATGATTTGGGGAATACTAACTAACGCAGTAGGTATGCAAATAGGAAACTTAATTGCAGACTTGTTTGAATAATAAAAAAAAATATAACTTTGTAAATATGAAAACTTACGCATCAAAAGATTTAATTGTTGAAAAACAAGATATCGGCTACGAAGTAATGGATGTAGATACCGAACAACGCAGAGTTAAAGCGGTTTGGGCAAGGACAGGTAATGTAGATTTAGACAATGATATTATCGTTCCTGAAGCATTCACAAAGACTTTAAGCGAAAGAGGTCCAGCAGGTAAAAACTTAATATGGTCTTTAGTTGACCATTGTGCTGAAATGGAAGCGGTAATTGGTAAGCCTGAACAATTATATGTTGAAGGTGATATGCTTATTGCAATTACTCCAATAGTAATGACCGAAACAGGTGAAGATATAATGAAGATGTACGATGCAGGTTTAATCAATCAGCATTCAATTGGATTTACTACAATAAATTCAAGCGTAGGTAAGGATGGAGTAAGAACAATTACTGAACTTAAACTTTATGAAGGTAGTGCGGTATTATGGGCAGCAAACCCTGAAACACCAACCATTTCAGTAAAGAGTGAAGTAAAGAAAGAACAATTAGCAAACAGGCTAGAAAAACTCTTGAAAGCGTTTAAAGGCGGTAAATTTACCGATGAAACTTTTGCGTTGATGGAGATTGAAATAAAAAGGATTCAAGCGGATTTATTGGAGATTGAAATCGTTAAAGAAATCACTGCGGTCGCAGAAGCACCCCAGCCGATAATTGAGGAAATCAAAAACAATGATGCTGAAATCTTGAAGGCAATTAAAGAATTTAATAAAATACTAAAAAAGTAAAAATGGAACAAGTAATTAACGAAATGGCTGATAACCTTAAAGGTTTTCAAGCTAGTATTGAAGCGAAGTTG